TTCACTGTACCTTTGAATGTTGCTTTCTTCTGCTTTGAATCGTAGGTGAAATAGCTATCCTTGCCACCTATAAAGCTGTCGCCATAAATATTGCAATGAAATACACCAGTTGCCGCATCATACCCCTCATCTTTGACCAGACAACCATCAAGGGAGAATGATGATATTCCCTGATACATCTTCTGACTTGGCGCATCATCTGATGTAGATGAAAGTATAATAGCTGACTGTCTGTTTGGGTCATCGCTACCTTGATAACCGAGCTGAACGATATTATCTCCAACCAAAGGTTCAGAGGTAGTTATGGAATCCATACCTCCATTAGCTAAATTAGAAAGTACAATGTAATCCTCACCAACAGACATGACAAGTCGCCAATAATATCTCGTTTTCTTACTACCGTCTGCTACTATATCAAACTGCTGACATCTCGCTTGGTCGAGCGGACGAAAATAATTAAACACCTTTTTGCTTCCTTCATCACTATCTTTAGTTTCAAAATAGCATTTAAATGAGGATGGCTCTGTATTATCTCCGTCTGCTATTACATCTCCGTTAGAGTTAAGTCTTTCTACCTTTGAACATACCATTGCAGCAGGAGTTATAGCCAACTCGCCACCTATATGGCGAAGCTCACGGATTGTAATATCTCGGAATTGAGCAGCACGGCGGATTGTGATATAATCAAACTCAGCCGTTGATGTTCCATCTTCCTTTACTTGAATCCGCGCACCTGTCGAGTCTGTAGCGTAAACTCCGAACTCGGTATTCGTCCCATTCTTTCCAAGTTTCGTGTTTCCTTTAACTTCTACATTTCCGTCTATTATCAGTTCCTTAAGGTAAGCTACTCCATCCAAAGTAATCTTCCACAGGGTTCCTGCACCCAACTTAATACCCTGTTCAAAAGTAATCAGTCCTTTTGCGGTGTCATCGTTTAATTTAGAGAGATACATCTTATCGGTTATACTAGCATTAAAGCTGTTGGTATTACTACCACCAACCATACTAGATAGAGATTTAACCGCTTCTCCTTTTACTGCATCAATAATCTGCTTTGTATCACTCTTTGTAACTTCCAACGAATTTACAAGCTCAATTTCAACTTCTGCCAGCTCATCGTTATCAACCTTTACAGAGTAGTTGCTGACGAAAACTTCGTGACTAATAAGATTTCCATCGCTATCCGAATCGCCCTGTATTTGTATTGACAGCTTTGCATTCTCGTTTAGCTTACTTGCAAAGTCAGGATTCTCTTGTAAGAATACGCGAGAAAACTTAACAGAGTAATTGAACTGGTCTGTATTGTTTTCGCTCATGTGCTTGATAAGAGCATCATCGAGTCGTTTCTCTGCTGCCGTTACAAGAACCTTTGGAGGTTTGATGCCTGTGATAACAAACAAATCTCCCTTTTGCGGTTTAAAGCCAGCACTTGCGTTTGGCATCACGATACCTAATGTTGATGTGTCCTTTTGAACGCAAATCCAAAGTTCTTCTTTCGTTGAATCTTGGTTTGATTTGTTATCCTTAACGTATGTGTCGTTAAGAATATAATCACCTTTGCTATTCATTTTTCCACTATCTGACTTCAAATTTCCATTTCCGTCAGTAAGTACATTATTGTAGCATTTATTATTTGCACTATCCCAATAACACCCGATAACAAATGAACAAGCAGGGCATCCATTACTCTTGATGAGATTTATCTTTGCTGATTCACTAGCCAAAGCATGAGCAAATAAGTCAAATCCAAAATCACCATTAAACTTATGTAGCTTTATATAGAAATAGTTATGAATATATTTTCCATCGCTATCCTTTACATCGCTATCTTCTTTATCAAAAGCAACATCTGCAATCTCTCCAAATAGCTGCCCTTCCGCATTTACAATTCCATTAATAGTTGGCTTTATATCATCAAAAGTAACAGTTCCTTGATGAGGATTGCCTTTCTTATACAAGTTTACAAACTCGTAATATCCATTACCGATTGGCAACTTGTGGGTGTTATTCAAAGCGTAATAGAAACGCTCTGCACCTTTCGTGTTGCGATATATAGAAGGCATAAGTACCGATGATGGTGCAATCCATACTCTATCAGTAACTATTACCTTTACTGCATTATCCTCAGTTCCAGTATAAACCTTATTGAATCCGTATCTGTCACCATCTTTTACAAATTGATAGTCATATTCAATGCAATTTGCCTCGCCGATTCCACTTACATTAATACCAGCATCACTATAAGGAATGTACTTGTCTCCATTTTTCCATTCGTATTCCGATTTTGGCTTATATGAGAACTCAACACTTCCACCAAAAGCAACATTCCAAACACTCGCGCCATAAAACGTCTTAATGCCATCACTATTGAACACCTTGCTATTGTAAGTAAATGAAGCGACTATTTGTAATGTAAAATCTCCATTCTCTTTAAATGTGTATGTACTAATACTTCCAAAACTTACATCTTTAGAGATAGTTTCAGTCTGTTCTTCTCCTTTTTTCCATACAAATATGCTCTTAGTGGCATTACTAACGTTTGTGATAAAGTCTGGTCTCTGAATGTAATTAAATAATTCAAAGCTAAAATTCAAGTTCGTCAAATCTATCTCCTGACCCTTAATCGCGCTGATTGGAATATTAATCATGAAATCGCACATAACAGTTGGATTAGACTGATTATCTGCTTGTGATAAATTTTCAGGATAAGTAAAGCTATGAATATAAAATGCAGGTGGACTTACATCTATACTTCCAGTATAACTTTTATCTTCCTTGCTCTTATAAAGTACAAGGGTATCATTGTATCTTGAATTTTTGAGGAACTTTGACAACTCTACGCTGACTTTATCCTTGATGATATTCTCTGTGTTGAATACAGCTTCACCAAACTCGTCATCATTAGGATAGTAATATGGCAGGTTATCAGATGAACCGTAACCTGTTATCATATCAACTATCTTATAGTTCGCATTCTCCTTTGATACGGATATAAGGGCATCACTACTACCATATTTTATAGGTGTATCTGTTAAGTCGTGCTGTACCTTGCCGACATGACAAACATTGCCATCCCAGTAGTAATCAAGTTCAAAAGTTGTATTGATAAGTTGCAAGACATCAGTCAAATATTGGTCTTCAAATGATACTTCCTTAACTTCATCTGTTCCATACCCTTCATCAACAACAACGTAATATCCCTTGTATTCATCTGTAGGACGATACAATCCACAATATGCCATTGAGCTATTGACGCGAGCAACAAACTCATGGATAGTTCCACCAAACGTGAACCTTGTCTGATTTGAGCGGTATCTGTCTTTATTATGTGTATCAACATCATCAACGACAACATCAAAGAACAGAGTGTTATCAAGCAATTCTCTTCTAGATGTGAAAGTGATTTCACTCTTCCATATTCTAGACGAATTATCCTTTGTAGAGTTTGGTGTATAGGACGCAAAGAATCTATCGCCATTGTACTCCACGAACTCTTCCTTCTTCCATTGCAAAGGCTCAGATGAATATATTGTAGCAGTAAGGGTAGGAGCACCACCCATACGTTTTGCATCGTAGGTATATGATGATACAATAGCAGGGTTAGATTCCGAAGGGAACAAACCGATAATTTCATTACCAGTGTTCTCATCGTAAGTCAACTTCTGTATGTATAATGATTCTGCCTTCATGTTTATTCTTTATTATTGTTTGTATTCTTTGTCATTGCGGTAATCTCAGCTTGTTTTTCGGCACGTTCATCTGCCTCTTCTTGCTGAGTCTGCAATCTTACTTCCTCGTCAGGTGCAGAAACAGTATTCTTTTCAACACCAGTCTTAGTAGAAATCAAACCTGCACCGCTCAATGTACAAAGCATCTGATTCCATGCACTTTCATCGAATGGCTGCCAAGGCTTAAATGATGTACTGATTCTCATCTGCTTAAACTCAGTGATAGCAGTAGGATTCTCGCCGCTTGCAACCAACTGCTTTGCCAATCCTTCCTTGAACAATCTTGAATGTTTTCTGACGAAATTCTGCCATTCAATAGCTGCATTGTTAGCCTCCTCAATATCCAAAGAACGTGTCATCTGAATTGCCAAACCGCTTATATCGCCACTAGACTTAATATCCTTCGGCAAGATAAATGTACATCCTGTAGCAATCTGCAATTGGTCGAGAATTGACTGCATGAACTCAATCATGTTCTGTGGAGAAGGTGGAGTCTTAAACTCTGCGCTGCCATTTCCTTCAATGCTTGTATCATTCAGGATGATAGAACCAGCAATCTTCTTTGCGGTTTCATTGAGCTTCCCCTTGATATAAAGGATTCCCCATCCGTGACGTTTTTGGATGACCGCAAACAGATTATAGATAATCTCGAATAGCTCGATAAGGTCTTGACCGTTATTCCAAGCAACATCACCACGCTTTGTAACAAGTGGACTCTCCGAGAATCCGTGTTTTTCCTTGCTTTCCAAGCACCAGCCTTTCAGTACTTCGTTTGTATCAACGTCCTGAACGAATACATCTGTGAAATGATAATGATATGTCTTATCGTATGCATCAATGTGTCTTACATTATCCTCTGTGCGATAATACACGCAATCAAGAAGCGGTTCTCCATTATCGTCTTTGTGTGTGATAATCTGATAGCCATCTTCATACGAGAATAGCCTACTTTTTACTTCGTTATCCTCATTCATGTAAACGAGTAAGCCCACATCACCATAACTCTGCTGAATACGTATAGCTTGCATTTCGATGCCATCCTGATTCGTCTCATCCCAGTGCCACTTGAAATCGGCAAAGTTCTTTTTGAGCTTATCAGTCGGATTGCTGTCATGCAAGATATGGTTACGTTTATTACCACCTAAACAGAGAGCTTTCTTGTCAACAATACGCTGTTGCATAGGAATGCCAAACTTCTTAAACTCAATCTCGCAATAACTGCCATCATCAAGCTTGCAGCATATAGAAGGTAAGTTCGTATCAAACAATACCCTGTGAGAATAAGGGTCTAACTCCTTCGCAAAACGCTCTTGGCTAACAACTATCTTGCTGATATTTGGGAGCTTTGCTTCTTTTCGGAAGTTCGTCTTAATATCCGAACCATCAGAAGAATCGTTGATAGTAATAGAGCGCGAACCTCTCAAAAACGGCTTTTTCAGAAGCAGTTTCTGCGGATTCTCCAAAAAATCATTAATTATATCTTGTCTCTTTCTACTCATCGTTATTGTCGTTTAATGATGGTTCAACATCGTTGCTATTTTGTGAATCGTTGTTCTCTTGTGGGTCAATCAATCCATAATGTCTGCAACAAGCTTTTTTTGAAGCCCAGTAGTTACATTCTCTGTTTGTAGTAGGACAAACAATATCGTGTTTGCTTGGTACTACGATGATTCGCTTCTGCTTCTGTGACTCTTCCATTTCGAATTTATCATTCAGCTTTACACGTATATCAGTCTGCATCTTCAATGCATCTTTCGGTTCAAGATTTCCATCACTAAGAGCTTGGTCTATCTTGTCGAGCATTTTAAGAAGCTCGTTTTTGTTCTCTTCCTTGGTGATAGCGTTGTTATTAACATTTCCGATACCGAAAGGTTCTAGAACATCTAGCAGTTTCTTGAATCGTGGAGTTTCGTAGAATTTCGCTGCATCCTTTTCACTCTTACGATAAGCAAGACGATACGCTAAAGTCTTATCTTCCAATGCGTCACATAGGATAGCAAACGCAATATCTTTCTCATCGCATTTATCCCAGTCAATCCGCACGGATTCAAGAATCATTTTTATATTTTCTTTTTTCAGCATATATTCTAAAATTAATAGTACAACGTATCATCATAAATGCTCTGTGCATTAGGATTCTTTTCTTCAACATCTTGTGCTGCAAGTCTGAATCCTTCTTGTAGCTCGCTACCATACTCCATATTCAAACATGGGTACATTCTCATTGCGCAAGGGTCGAGTAAGTCCATAGAACGGTCTTTTCCAAGATTTCTGTTCATTTCCTTCTTGCTCTGTAACTTCTTCTTTCCGCTCTGCATCTTATCAAAGCGAACTACCGCACATTCTTCCATGAACTCATTCTGTATGGAAACTCTGTATTTGAGGTTTTGATGCGTATAAACCGCATTTGCAACCTTATCAGAGAATGTGAGCTGTCCTCGCTTAATCATATAACTCAGTCGCAAGTAGCATAGGTCTTTTATTGTCATAGCAGACAAATAATAAATTCCCATTGCCTTTGCCGCTGATATGTAAGGTATAGCATCGGGTATATAGTCATTGAAATACCTACCTGCCGTAGCATCATAGATAATATGGCTCTCTGCTACTCCCTCACTTGCCGCGAATAATCTAGCTCTCTCTGCATTAATTCGCGGTGTCGAATGCATTACGATTTCGTAATTGACGATATGGAATCCGTTCCAAGACAACATCAGAGTATTATCCTTTCCGAAATCTGCCAAGTCGATTGTTATCCATTTGTCACCATTTACGGCTGGGTCTTTTACGAAGCAATCTCGTGCCGCTTGGCTAGGAATCGGTATATCCTCATCCTCTTCTGGGTCAACATTGAAGTTACCCTCCATAAGAGCTTGTGCCATTCTGCCGCCCGATGCAGCTACAGAACCTAAATAGCCAGAGTTGTTTTCAAGCATCTTCTTGTTTGAACCAAGTTTACCTTGATAGAAAACAAAGCTCTTAATCATTACTTCATATCCAAAGTTGCCGCCAATGGTTTTAAGCTTTCTGTCTATATCGATTTTACATTTCTCATAGACTTCTCGCTTAGACATCCCCCAAACAACATCCTTAACAGTCGGTCCTGCACAATAGAAGTATCTGACTACACCATCACGCTCTGGGATGATAAAACCATCTGAACCAATATACCAATCAAGGAATATTCTTGTCCAGTGGCTACGCTTCGGGTTAAGTGTTGCAAAGAACTTACCTGTAAACGTCTTGCTCTGACCTCTGTTTCGAGTCATAACGTATGAGAAAACTTCCCAAGTCATCTCCGTCAACTCGTCAATCGCAATCAAATCGTACTCCCATCCTTTCGCGCGCTCTCTCAACTTATCCATATTGGAATCGTCAAGATACGTCAAATCGACAAACGTTCCATTCGGAAATGTAACGCGCGGATTCTCGCTCTCTCTGATTTTTACGAAATCAGCTCCGAATATCTGTTTGAACTTCTCTACGAATCCTCCACCTGCTTTTTGATTACCAAGTGAACGGCGTGAAATCATTGCACGAAAATCTGGGTCGGTCATTAACGGCTCTGCCATCGCAAGTACAAGACCATACGATTTGCCTCCTCCGAGATTTCCGCCACCAAAAACAACGTCAACGTTGCTACTTGCAAAGGACATTTGAAAGCCCTCTTGTGGTCTGATTTCTACATCTTTATTCGTGTTCATGCTGCAAAGATACCTAATTTATAATATATAATATAGTGAAATTAATTCTATATTGGTTACGTAACAAATAGAGTTTCTAAAAACAAATAAATCAACACATTATTTAATTATCTTTGCAGCAGAATTTTAAAAATTAGTAATATGAAGTTTACAAAACAACAACTTTTAGACACCCTAAAAGCAAAGCTCACTGCAAACGGAAAACACCTTTCCATCAGTGAAAAGACAATCAAGAGTTTGAGTGATTCCCACTTTGACCTCTTAGTTGGTGAAGATACAGAGTTAGATGATTTGGTGAAGAAGATTTTGCCGCAGTATGTTTCCCTTAACGGCAACTACGAGAAGGATAATGCCGACTTCATCAAAAAATGGAACGACGAGCATCCTGACACCAAGCCAAATCCAAAGGATGATAACAAAGAGCCTTCGGCTGTTGAAAAGAAGCTTTTGGAACGCTTGGAAGCTCTAGAGAAGAAGGATGCAGAGTACGAAGCATCTAAGCTTGTATCACAGAAACGTAGTGAACTTCTCGCCAAGTTCAAGGAGAAAGGTATCAACGACAGCAAGTGGATTGACAAGTACATGAACAAGTTGAACCTCACTAAGGACTCGGACATCGAACAGGAATTTACGGATGCAGAGGAGTTCTACAATCTCTCTCATTCAAAGCCAAGCAACAACACCCCAGGTAGTGCTGGCGGTGGTGACAATGACAAGGCTGACGATTTCTCTGATGTTGTGGGCATCGTGAACCCTGACGCAGGCGAATAACATTATTCATTCACTATTAAACAAATTTACAAATTATGGCAGCAGCAGATGATTTCTATTTGAAGCATGGGTATGGCGGTCACTTTGGCGGTCGTACACTTATCCAAGCACATGGTAAGATTGGCGGTCATAGAAGCGTTTTCATTAACCTCGTAAGCGGCAACAAGGACGCATTCGTTTACCCTCCTTTTGGTGGTGTTATCACAAATCCGTTCAAGGGTCGCGCTAAGGCTTACGCAGGTGATTTTTGCGAATATGACCCAGACACTTACGGCAAGAATGGCGGTCAAACCGTCAAGATTTTGAAGTATTACGAGTTGGCAAAGGCGGCTACAAACACCGATACCGATATTTTGGTTGTCAATGATGGCTATCATCACATTCCTTTTGCAGGTGATAATATCATGGTGGCACAGTCAGACTTTACGAAGAAGTCTTTGGGTGTTACCGTTACAGCTGTAGAGAAAACAACCGAAGGTGGCAAGGATGTTTGGAAGCTCACTCTTTCAGCGACTCTTGCAGTTGCATTGAAGGTTGGAGATATTCTCGTAGAGGCAGAAAAGGCAGGCGCAACCGTAGCTCCTATGGTTACAAATCCTAACACTTACTTCGACCGCGACAACGACTTCTTCTATGACCCTAACTTATCAACCAATGTTGAGGAAGGTGAGGGTGCTCAATACTCTTATACTCCAGCATTGATTAAGGATTCAAGAGTAATCTTGAACTTGGCAAAGTGCAACAAGCTTCCACCAGCCGTACTTGCGATGAACACAAGAACAGAGAACGGATGGTTCGGATTCTAACCGCTCTAATTCAATAGGATAACAATAGGATAACATATCATTAATTTAAGTATTCAGGATATGCAGCAATTTGATTTTAACAATTCGAGATACGCCAAGTTGTTCTCTTCTAAGGATAACATCAACTTTCTGAGAACCTTCTTGAACACCAAGGGGTTGCTCTATACCAACTATGGCTGGTATCTCACACAAGGTCGTAGAGCTTCTATGCCTACACCTACAGACTACGATGGCGTGGCTTCATTCAGCATCAAGTCTCGCAAGGCAGAGGCAGCTCCTTTGATGCACCTTCGCGCTCCACTTGGTGATGCTCCAGAAATGGATAACGAGGGTTTGGAGATGTACACAGGTACAATTCCAGACTTTATCGGTTACAAGTGGTCTGAGAACGCAAGACAACGCGAGTATAAGGAAAAACTCTTTGAGCAGTTCGGCAACGATGCAGACCTTATGGCTGCTTGGGTGCGCGATGTTGTTCAGGTAGGTAAGAACTCAGCAGAGGCAACACTCTCTAACTTGACAGCACAGATTATGACAACTGCAAAGATGAGTTGGAAGGGCAAGGGTGAAGGTTTGCAGCAGTTCTTGCAGAAGGTTGAACCATTCCCAACAGAGAACCGCAAGAAGGCTGGTGCAAAGGCTTGGACTGACCCAGACTGCAACCTTATCTCACAGATGAGAAAGATTGAGGACGATTATCGCGATGAGCGTGGCGGTACTGAGATTTCTCTCGTATGGAAGATGACTCGCAAGATGTACCGTGATGTATTCTTACAGAACAAGGAGGTTAAGGAGTGGTACATCAACTGGTGCAAGGCTCACGACCGCGCATATACTGCTAACATGCAGATTTTGGACGAGGACTTCAAGAAATCACTTTCCGACATGACAGGTCTTTCTCCTATCGAGATTGTCGTTGAGAAGGAGCGCAACAAAACTGTTACAACTGACACATTCGTGCAAGGTTGGGATGATAAGATTGTTGTACTTTGCCCTACTGGTGATAGCGTTGAGTTCAAGTGGACTCCTATCTACGACCAGACACTTCAACAGAAGTATGGCGCAAAGAACATTGATGTTTCTTGGGCTTCAATCGCTGACGGACTCGTTACCGTAGGAAACTACGCAATGGATAACGGTCAGTTCCGCGAGTGGCAGACTAAGGTCATGATGTCGGCTTGTCCTGCACTTCTCGACTTTATGAACCACGTAATCATTGATACCTCAACAGCAGGTAATTAATGGTGGTTCACTCACAATATACGATAACATTTAATTCATTTATCTCTCAATGGCAGCATCGAAGTTTGACATATTAGACTATTTGAGCGGCATGACTAACTTTGTCTTTGACAAGTCGGCATTAAACAATGTCGCTTTGGATTGCGGCGTTTCTGATGTTGAGTCTTATTTGGACTTGACAGAAGAACAGAAGGACAGATGCAAGATTGCACTCTTGGAAAAGATTGTATTCGGTGTCTATCAGACAGCATCGACCACAAACCAACATGGCGCATATACTCTTACAGTAGGTGCTCAGACCATTACATCGGCTGCATTGCTGAGTATCAAATCAGAACTCAAAAGACTTTACAAGAAGTATGGAGAGGATGAAAAACTTGAAGCTCTCAATGAAACCGATGGAGAGGTTAAATGGATTAAAGAAACAGATTGGTAAGCTATGTACACTGACAGAAATTCTTTGGATGAATATGCCTATCATGGCGTGTTCTACCGCTCGGAACAAAAACCGAAAGAAGATGGAGACCTTATCGGAAGCGATGGGGATATGTTAGGTGATACTGATACTAGCTCAGACGAAACAGAAAATGTAGAAACTATCATTTTTGAAACTGATTGCGATATTCAGGAAACCAACAAACTCTTTAATTCGGGCGTAGTTACGTTAGGATATACAATCTATTTTCCGATGCCAACGAAAGAAGGAGAAGACGGAAAAGATGAAGAATATATTCCTGAAGGTTTGAATGCAGGCATTCGTTTCCGTGGAAAGATGTACGGAATGGACGTTGACGGAATGGTTATTGGCGTTTATCCGACACAGATGCACGGATGCGTAGCTTACATCAAGGGTACTGACATTTAGTTTTTTCATCATAAGGTAAAATGTATTTAGGATAACAAGGTATGGCACAGAGGATTAATCGTAGATTATCTCGAATTGAGAATTTCTTTTCGATGCTTCTTACTAAGGGGAAAATCTCAGACAACATATTTGTCGGAGAGTTACCTCCTACAACTAGCAAAGACTGGGATGATTTTGTGAATGTTGACGTAGGTCAGCAAAGAGAACATGGCGGTTACTCCTCTGGCTATGCTAACATTTATCTCTATGCAAGACCAAAGGGAACTCCACTTAGAAAGAATGTAAAGTTACTTGATAAGATGGAAGGTGTTCTTGACAAAATCATTGATGAATCAAGAGACGCAAACTATACAATCAGTACATTATACCGTGATAGCGGATATGACTCAAACCGCCAGTTTCATTTTCAGATGATTTCTGTTTCTGTTATTGTACGTTAATTATTTCATTTATTTAGGATAACAATTTAAACTCATAACAATATGGCAACGAAAGTTACAAGTACAGGCGCAGGTGCAATCAAGCTCTCTAAGCCTTCACACATTATTGTTCGTCCGTTCAATGGTAATGCGGCTGGTGACGATTACTACGATTTGGACGATGTTGTTCGCGACACCACATCTATCTCTCAGGACGATAACGATACTACCGATATTGAGCGCGAGACTTCTGATACTCCTATCATGTCTATCGTGACACCTGGTAAGTATCAGTTTGCTGCCGAGGTTGCAGATACTCAAGCTCCTGTATTGACTGCATTGTGCGGCTTTACAAAGGGTACTGATGGTAAGATTTACGCTCCATCTGGTTACAAGCTGATGTATGCAGAGGTCGCAGTAGTTTTTGACAACGCAGATGGTACTACACACACAGCATTGATTCTGCCTAAGTTGCAGCTCAATTCCAAGACAACCATTGAGTCTTTGAACTCTAACTTGGCAAAGGTTGCGTTGGCTGGCACAGGTCAGTTGGTTGAGGTTAAAGATGGCGGTGTAACTCGCAAGACACCATTCTACATTGACCCTGCATACACATTGCCAGTTGCTGGTGCATAGTGTAGATTCTTCAACAATTCTCGACTATATACAAGGGGCGGCGGCTTTAATGCTGTCCGCTCCTTTTTAAGTTTTATCATTTATGGCTGAAACATTATACAAAAAAGCATTAAAGCTTATTACGAAGGAATTAGACAAGGATGCAAAGATTGTATTAAGGGAGTGTATTCAAGAAATTACGTACACACATCGAACGCACAACCTTTATGATTCTTACGGATATGGCATTTATATCGAAGGTAAGCTCGAAAAGATAGGATACTTATCATCCTCACCAAAAGCTACCAAAGGCAAGAATTGGTATGGGGAAGAGATTAAAGGTCGTGAAGCGATAAACGAATATCTCAAAAACGATTATTCCCCTAGTGGAGTAATTGATTTGGCTGTCGTTGCGACTATGCCCTATGCTAAGATATTGGAAGATGGCGGTGGTAATCTGAAACAATCTTATAGAGTCATTTCTATGTCGTTTCAAAAGCTACAAAACCTATCCAAGAAGTATAATGGAACAGTAAGTGTGATTAGAAAGTAATTCATATATATGGGAAAAGTATATAGAGCACAAAAAAACCCGAATAAGGCTAAGAAACAGGCTGTAGAAGACGAGAATAAGGTGTTACCTAGTTCTCCTTTGTCTGATGCTGCAATGGAACGTCTGGCGCAAATTATGAATGATTCTCCTACAATTGTAAAACTACAAGGTACAGAGTGGGAGATAAGAGCATTGAAGCCTGGCACTCAATGGATGATTGCAGAGGAGGCTTGCAAGATAGTCAAGGGTGAAAACTTATCAATGGGTGACGTTATCAAGGAGTTTGCTATCAACATTCCATCGGTGGCAAGAGTAATCACACTATCATTGCTCAATGACAAAAAACGCATTGATTCTGAGGAATACCAACAAGTTTACGACCAGTTGCTTTGGGGAGACTATGACATCAAGGATTGGGCAACATTACTCGTTGAGATTCTCAATTTGCTAGATGTGGATTTTTTCTTCGCGAGTACCAATGTGATTCAGACCGTCCGCAGTCAAGCTCTGATGAGGAAGAAGCAAGCAGCCGAATTATCCCGTCACGAACAGAATACGGACAAATGATAGATTTCTTACGTGCCAACACATGGTGCTCGCAAGAAGAATATAAGTGGAGAATGACAGTTCCGCAGATTCGCCTTGCGTCTATGGATTTTACTCATATAGAGTACATATCGTCAGATAAAGGCAATAATCAGAAGAACGACAAATTAAAGAATGCAAAGGTAATCAATGGTGCAGAGGATTTACAAAATCTCAATGACCTTGGAATACCTATTTTATAAACTCTTAAACTTTTGAATTATGGCAGATTCAGCATTAGGCAGTGCTCTTGTTATACCAGAGTCCGCATTGAAGAAAATCAAAGAGGCTGATGATAAGTTGCAGAAGTTACAAGATACGGCTAAAAATACCGCGTCTAGTGTAACACAATCTTTCAAGGATATGTCTGTTGGTACTAAGCCGTTCCTTAATTCTTTAGACCAAGTTATAGCAAAACTCGCAACAATCAACGCATCTGCTTCAAATGCAAGCAGTGGTATCTCAAACGTAGGTGCGAGTGCAGGTAACATGAACAATAACATTACGTCAGCAGCACAGAACATTCAAAATATGGTAGCACAGCTATCTAAGATGAATGGTTCTGGCACTAGTGGTATTATGCAAGCTGCACTTGCATTTCAGAGATTACAGGAATCGGCAAAGGGTGCTAGCGGTATGAATATTGCTGAGTTAAAGCAAGAAATTGGTTCTATTGAAAGTATGTTGCGAGATACAACACAAAATCTCACCAAGGCAGACCAAGATGCACTTATTAAGCGAAAGAAGTCATTACAGGATGAGTTACGATACCAGCAGCAGATGTATAATGAACGTGCTGTTGCTTTTCAGAAGGCTCTTGATAAGATGGTTAGTGCAGAACAATCTTACAACAACAAACAGAGAAAGGCATACGCTGATAGAGCAAAAGACTATCAGACGAGAAATAACAAGGCAAACACTACATATCAAGGCGCGCTTGATTTCTCTGCTACTGCAAATACGCTCAATCGCCAAGTACGCGCTATAGAATATCTGAAAGAAGCTCGTATGAAGTTGTCTCAAACCGATGCTGATTATAAGCGAAAATTGGATATTCTTAATGCTGCAATTGAGCAACATAACAAAAACTTGAAAGAGGCTGGTGTTAATTCTCGCGCGTTGACCGAGCAAACATCATATATGGCTGGATATATGTCACGTTGGGCACAGCGTATGGCATTTGCATTCTCATTTGGTGCAGCAAAATCTTTTGTTGGACAAATAGCAGAAGTTAGAGGTCAGTTTGAACTCTCAGAGCGTTCACTCGAAGCTATCTTGCAGAACAAACCAAAGGCAGACGAGATTTTCAACAAGACAGTAGAACTTGCCGTTAAATCACCTTTCCGTATCAAGGACTTGGTGGATTACACACGACAACTTTCCGCTTACCGAATTGAGTCTGATAAACTTTATGATACAACCAAGCGACTTGCCGATGTTTCAGCAGGTCTTGGCGTTGATATGGGAAGACTTATCCTTGCATACGGACAAGTCAAGGCTGCTGCATACCTTCGCGGCTCTGAGGTTCGTCAGTTTACTGAGGCTGGTATCAATATGTATGGTGAGTTGCAACAATACTTTAAGGAAGTTAAGGGAGAAGCGTACACGACCGCACAGATTGTTGATATGATTTCCAAGCGTAAGGTTACATTTGAGGATGTTGAGGCAATATTCCAACGCATGACCGATAAGGGTGGAACATTCTACAATATGCAAGAGATTCAGGCTGAAACTCTCCAAGGTAAGATTTCCAACTTGAAGGATGCTTTCGATGTGATGCTCAATGATATTGGTACAGCAAATGACGATGTATTTAAGGGGCTTATCAGTGGTGCGACCGTATTACTTAGACACTGGGAAACTATTGCATCTGTAGGAAAAGACCTTATAGGCATTCTTGCTTTGCTTATGTTGCAATCAAACAAGACAGGTGTCAGCTTAAAAGAAATATGGAATGCAAATTTCACATCATATTCATTAAAAGGGAAAAATGCACTAGGTCTTATTACTGCATCATTCAGAAATCTCGGTTCTGCTGCAAAAACAGCAGGTAAGATGATTAAGTGGGCTGTAATGGATAATCTTCCGTTAATCGCTTTTGCAGCATTGGCACAGGCAGTTTCAAGTGCTTATTTTGCATACGAGAAATTCAGAGAAGAGCAATCCAAAATTATCACTGAAACTATTGATGCAAAAAAACGTCTTGGTGAGTTATCTGCCGAATATGAACGTATTAAAGATAAATTTACAGAAAGAGCAGATGGCGGTGTTCGTATCATCATCAACAAGGATAGATTTTTAAATGATTCAAAAAGCGTACTTGAAGATTTGTACGATGAGCTTAAAAAAAGAAATCTCGAAATACCTATTAGTATAGAGAAAGTTGATTTATCGAACTTAGACAAAGCTATCAAGGAATCAAAGAAGAAAATAGATACATTTATACAGATGGCGCAAGATGCGAAATCTTATATCAATGGTGAAGATAACTCTTTCTTTAATAGCAACAATTTAAATCTGTTCGGAATACCTTTGTGGGCAGATAGTTTCTCAAAGGATATGAAGGAGTTGGATGATGCATCAAATGATGTTCGACAATTTGCGTCTAGAGCACAAACTGCAATTGAGGCACTAGGTGAGGGTTATGATAAATTATCCGTAAAATCTAGAGCTGCATACGATTCCATTAAAGATGGCGCAAAACCTAATGAACTCGATGTAGAATATTTACAACGAGTTAATAAGGTTATGGGTGAAATATTCGACAATGAGAGAAACAATAGCTCTTTTGAAAAATATGCTAACAATCTCAGAAAGCAATTATATGGACTTAGTGATAATCTTGGCGCAACACTTAGCGGTTCTTTCAGAAGTGCAAAAGAAGAGGCTGCTAACGAAATTCAAGGATTGTTCGATAGCATTAATAATATATATGGCGGATTCCTGAAAAATCTCAAGCCAGCCGAGATAAAAGTTTTTTGGGATAATGTTGCTACGGAAAACAATCTTGGAGAATTACAAAAGAAAATACTTCTTACAATCGCGTCAAAGGTATATCATTTTAAGGTTGATGCAGATAGCCAAAGCATGAACAACGCAAGACAAAGAGTATATTCTTTCATGGATGATTTGCAAGCAGAGGCAGACAGACGAAAGATTAAAATCAGTCTTGATGTTATTGACCCTAAAGATGCACTTAATTCTGTACAAGGTTTTCAGCGTTCAGCAAAGGATATTAAGGAATTGATAGACCAGATAAATAGAGGCAAGATTCAATGGTATCATGGTTCAAGTCTTGGTATAAGTAATACAATGAAGTGGGGAAGCCAAAATGTTGGCGTTAATACCGTATTCAACAAGAAAAATGCCATAGCATTTCTTCGAAGCCAATTGAAAAATGTTCTTACAAAAAACAATTTGGCTGGCGGATTAGACCCATTTGCTAACCAAAATACCCGAAATAAATCAAAGGTTGATAAGCAACAGCGCGATATTCTCAACGAGCGCATCTCTCTGTTGAAGGATATGAATTCTGAATATCAGAAACTCATTAAATACGAAGGCGAAGAGCAAGCTACAGCCGATGTTCGTAAGCATTTTGCGTTGGCGGCAAAGAATGTTGGTATGAGTATAAATGACTTTATCCCAGACCGTCAGACTATTGCAAAGAAGATTGAATATCTTGCAAGCCAATATAAGGAACTCGGAAAGCGTGGCAGCGCATTACGCAACGCTACCGAAATCCGTCTTGATATTGATGAGGAATATTTCAAGCAGCAACTTGACGATGCGAAGAACAATGCGCAAGAAGCATTCTCGCAGCTCGATTTGTTTAAGAAGCTCAAAGGTGAAGGTCTGTCTGATAGCATCATCAAAAGCATGTTCGGGGATTTGACTTCTTCTTTCGATGATGTGCGCAAGTCTATTACAGATGATTTCGAGGCAAAATGGGGTAAAGACCAAAATAAGTGGGGTGATGATGTCGCAAAGGAATATGCGTCACAAATGCAGAAACTTGATAAGGAAGTCTATCAAGACCAAATTAATCAAGCACAAGAGTTGATTAAGGCATACAAGCAGCAGCTTTCCGACCAGTTGCAATTGGATAAGTGGTACATTGAGGAAAAGCAGAAAATCCAAAACAATGCGAATATTGCCAAGAATCCTGAGTTACAAAAGCAGTTGCAGGAGAATTTGACTGCCCAATACAAGAAAAAGACTGGCGAGAACACTTGGAAGAATTTCCAAGGCTCTGATATGTATGTTAAGATTTTCGAGAACCTCGACCATACATCCACCAAGGTACTCGACTATATGATACAGAGGCTACAATCCTTGCGTGAGGAAATGAAGAACCTCGACCCTACACAAGTCAAGGCTATCACGGAGCAGATTAGCAAATTGCAGGAAACTCGAAATTCAAGAAATCCTTTCAAGGCTTTCACAAGTGGACTGAAGGAGTTGGTAAAGTACACTAAGGAATACAAGAAACTCGGTGGAGACAATGCTTTAATCTCCACAAGCGACAAGTACGACAAAGAAGAAAAGAATATAGAGAATCAAGGTAAGATTATCGCCAACTTGGATGCTGAATACAACAAGTCTATGTTGCTTAACGGATTGGACGATGAGAAGACCAAGACGTTGAAAACCAATCTTGATTTGTCGAAGAACCAACTCGACAATATGAAGAAGCAGCACAGTGAGACAAAAGGCACTCTTGATACACTTAACAATGTTCAAGGCGAGACCGACAATGCTAAGAATAAGTTTAGCAAGTCCGTAACAGATATTACATCTATTGTTTCCTCTATGGCAACAGCATTCAATGGATTGTTTGAAGCTTTGGGCGGTTCTGATGAACAACTCGAAAACACTCTTAGTGTCGTTGACAATATCGGTCAGGCAATCGGTTCGTACTATAGCGGAAACTTTGCAGGTGTCGTATCGGGTGCAATGGGCGCGCTTACAGGCGTAGCTAAACTATTTAGCAACGAAGGAAAGATTGATAAGGAAATTGCACGCCAAGAACGCGCTGTAAATTCCTTGCAACACGCTTACGAAAAGCTTAAAAAGAGTATGGACGATGCCTTTGATACGCAAAAGCTCTACGAATACAACCAAAAATCGGTCGATGCCCTTAAAAAGCAGCAGAAGGCGTACCAAGCAATGATTAACGCAGAGCGCGGTCGCAAGAAACCTGATGAAGGTAAGATTCAAGAATGGGAACAGCAGATTGATGATTTGAACACAACAATCCAAGAATTAGGTGAATCTATGACAGAAGCACTTGGCGGATTCGGTTCTCAGTCTAACTACAAATCTGCTGCTGAAGCTTTCTCGGAAGCGTGGGTAGATGCTTTCAATGAAGGCAGTGATGCACTCGAAGCACTCAATAATAAGTTTGAAGAGTATTTCAATACAATGCTCACCAAGCAGTTGATGAATAGAGCTACATCAAAATACATTCAGCCTATCCTTGAAGCATTCGACAAAGCGGTATCTGAGGGCAGCGAAGGTGGAAACAATGGTCTTGACGTTACCAAGAAAGAACTCGAAGGTATCAAGGAACTGAAAGACAAGAACCTTGCATTATTCAATGAGTATGCAAAGAACTTAATGGACGTTCTCAATGTCAAGCCTACTGGCAGTTCAAATATCTCTGCTTTGCAGCAAGGTATTCAGTCTGTAACTGAATCAACCGCACAGGCGTTGGAGTCGATACTCAACAGCCTACGATATTATGTAGCCACTCAGCAAGCAGATGTCCGTATCATCCGCGACACTCTGTTAGAAAAGCTCGGCAATAGTATCAGCGCGATAACACAAGATACATCAAGCAGTCCTGTACTCATTGAGTTGAGATTGCAGACAACAATACTTACTGATATTCGCGACACATTGGCTAGCTGTGTAAAGGGCGGTCACAAGCAAGGAAGAAATGGTATCAAGGTATTTATGAATTAGTTTTCTGTGTTCTATATATAAAATTAGGGCAAGCTCGGTTTCACAACTGAACTTGCCCTTTTTAATCAACATAAATCTAACTAAACCTTAACTAATATAAAAAGTAAAATTATACTTTATGTCTGTGTACCGCCGTACACTCTGTAAATAAGAAAATAATATAAATATTCTTTTTTCCAACTTTGCTATTTAAATGAGCTGTAAGACGTTATTTTTGTTCGTCCTTACAACTATTCCACTCTGACACATAAATCGTTCCTAGCGTCATATTTGCGTCATCGTAGCCAATGATTTTAACATCATTATCCTCTCCGTACTCTATGAGGTCACATTTTCCTTTGCATTCGATGCGAACTTCACTCTTTCCGCACACGTAAATGCGAGTAACCATATTCTCTGGAACTTCAATCTCCAAATCCTTGCAGTACGCGACAAGAATAATCGTAGAGCGCACATTGATAACTCCATGAGCACCTATATACATTTCGCTGGTATATCCGTGCTCATTACATTGGTAGAATCCATTGGCAAACTCACCAAACTCTTTCAAAAGGTACTCTTTTGACAATCCCCATCCGAAAGCAATAGAATCAGCCATAAACTCAATTCCGTTTGAATCAAGAGCCATATTTACCAATTCTCGCTTACTCGCGGCAGAATCCCATTTCCCTTTATATTCTCCGCACAATCCCAATTTAAGGGCATTGCGCTTCAATGTCAATAATTCATTGCTATTCCCCATACCATTCTCTCAATCTATCGTTAATTAAAGTGTTCACATACGCATAGGTTTTGTCGTACCCGATAAGCTCGTGACACTTGCGGACACATCGCATAGCAGATTTCTCATTGATGTCCGCGCGCTGTGCGATAACAGCATAAGAAAAGCCATACCGATTGTGTAGAACGTCAAGAACAAAGTTCCTTGCTACCGCTCTCGCAAAAGGAATATTAGTGTTGCCGACATATAAATCATCTGCATTCACTCCGTCCTTTTCCTCAGTACTCATAGCCGTGTTCACTTGTTCGCAAACCATCCGCTCTACCTTATCCATCGTATCATTACCTAAGTATATCATAGCCGTTAAATCTTATTTTTATCTTTATAAACGTAACCTACCGTATCACAAGGGTATTTGTCATCTGGTGACAATACACCTGCATCTTCCATCTTTTGCCTGAAATCCACAGAAACCATGGGAACTAACTTGTGAAGTCTTGAGCCATCGGCGGCAGCCCAAATCGGTTTTAGATATTGAACAGGATTCTTAACCTTTACACCATCCCATTTGATTCCATTCTGAATGAATGGTATAAAGATACCGTCTCGCTTCACTCCGTTGGCATCACACATTCTTACAATCCTGTAATCTCGGAATAGTCCGTATTTCAGTTCTATATACCATTCATTATACATAAGCTATTCCTTTCCTTGATTAAGAGCCTCGGCTGCTTGCTCTGCCAATATTGCCTGCTGACCGTGCTCAAAGTTCTTCTTCAAGTCTTCCTCTGTCTCTTCGGAAACTGGAGTGTTCATTACAGTTTCCAAATCTTTCTGCATACGAACGATGTAATCCATCTTGTTCTTTGCGAACTTTGCAGCATCATCTGCATCAGTGAACGCTGTAATCGGATGAGCAATGTTGGCTTCTGTGATGATAACAATACTATCAAGCATATCCTGATAAGTAACATCAGTCTCAGGGAAAATATCATTTTCTTTTCCCTTTACTTCGTTCTTTATCGCGACAAGATTTTCAAGCCACGCAAATGTTGTAGTGGTAAGCGCGTGTCCTTCCATATCAACACCGCCCCAACGCTTAAAACGTGCTTCAAATCCAATATGTGTGTGGAAAATAGCACTATCCTTCAAAATTACGATGAAGAAATGACCGAAGTCGGTAACGCTTTCAACATCTTTTCTGTTGATTCCGACAACAACTTTAAGCAAACCTGCATTGTTGTCAACAGTCTTCTTTTTTGCAATTCTAGCCATAACTATATATTTATTTTTGTTCTACAATCGTTTTGTACTCGAAGTTTCTACATGAAGGATTTTCTTTCGATGTGTATCTCTTATCCGTGGTATTATTGCAAATCCCATCTTTGAAAAAGAAACAATCCTTGCAAGTATATACTAGCGGAATAATGTCTCCGCAAGCATCATCGTCAGGATTTGCGTCTGTATATAAGTCTTTGCCCAAGCAATATGGGAACTCAGAATCTTCATCATTCAACAATACGCAATCCTTACAAGTGTATTTAGTCTGTGCCATGCTCCAATAATTTTATTTCGTCTTGGATATAAAACACTGCCTTACGCAAGTCCTCAATGCGCTTCTCGGTCTTTGTTTTGTTGCCATCCACCTTATCCTTGCGCAAGAGATACTTGATAGCGTTCCCTGTATTGAAATCAAGATGTCTGCAAATATCCAAAGGCTCAACACCACACAAATCCTTCAACCAAGCATAATGGGATGGGTGAGATACTTGCTCTGCCTTTCCGTTTGCGGATTTTCCTTCACCTTTCGTTACTATATCGAACTTTGTACCAAACGTCATAATATCTTCCTCGCGAAAACGAGCGATATACTTGTAATCTGTGCTAACAGATGTGCATATATAAACATCAGCATCCTTTTTCTCGGCATTGAACAGAATAGGGGTGCTGCCGCTCTGAATACCTATAGGGTCAAAATTACATTTTAAGCAATCTTTTTTTGTGATATAAAATCGCAGCCCAACCTTAATATCTTCTTTCTTAATCATAAACTATTTATTTTTACTATTCAAACAAAAAGCTCTATGAGCCATAACGTCTGATGGGTTATGAAAAAGGATAATACAAAAATCACCATGTTCTTTTGTATGAACATTTTGCAAACCACATTCTTTGATAAATCCATTACCGCTAATATAAGGGTTAAGAATCTTGCGAATTGCGCTGTTATGGCTTGGCTGAACAATAATAACACCACCAGTTTCTCGAAGTTCTTCCAGTTTCTTCCACTGAGCTTCTATATTTTCGTCTCCATAGAATAAATCATAGCCATAAGGCTCTGTGATTTCTCTATCTATTCCCATTCCCAAAGGAATGTCAATTACAATAATCGGTTTCATAAGCTATTTCTCCTTATCTTTAATTTCTACGAAATCTCCAATTCCCAAACGAGCATTGTTGATGCAAGACGCAATCCAACCAATTAAGTAGGCAGAAGACTCGCCGCCGTGTTCCAAGTCAGTATATTCCTCGATGGCATCGCAGACGTGAGAGGCTTCGTGGCAGCAATAGTTCATCGACATAACCTTCTGACACGGAAACGATACAAGAACGCCGCGCCTTCTGTCGCTCTTTCTGACTGCATCGGAATACGTAACGCCGCCGTAATCAATATCGGGAGCCTTGCACTTGTCAAAACAGGAATCTATCAGCTCTTTCAGGTCTTTACCGATGTGTACCCAAAGTTTCAAAGGGTAGATTCCGTTTTCGTATTCGTAATATCCTTTCTTCTTCATATTCTCAACTATTTTTGTTTTGATACAATCTCGATAGCAGACAATAATGTCTTTTCGCTGATACCTTTTCCACTACCAACACCATCTTTCTCTATCTTCTCAATAGAACTCTTTATAGAGCATACTGCATCATTTATGCTATCTGCACTACTCTTTGCATTCTCGATTGATGATTGTAGCTCATCAAAACGCTTGTCTATATAATCCTTCAACCTTTCTTCGTGCTCTATAACGTTTATAGAGTTTGCGATTTTTACATGCGTCCAGTTTTCTTCTACATATACATAATAATCACCTTTTATATCATCGTGAGTCTTGGAAGACACAACCCTTAGACACACGAAATCGTCTCCATCCATTACAGCATATACACCTTCTCCTGATGGGTATAGTTCGGCTTTCGCCTTATCATCCCTACTCGCTTCTTGTTTGTAAGCGACCTTTCCTAAAATATTAACTCTAATCTCCATATCTCAACTATTTATTATGTAATCTACCAATATGCCACTTTGAGCAAACCTTACATAAGTAAGGATGCCAGCCGAGTGCCTTCAACCTCGGAATCTGATTCAGAAACTCCCAAGCGTCATCCTCAGTCTCGTATGCAACCTTCGCCTTCCAAGAGTGAACCTTCTTAGTCCAATGTTCGGGGGCTGGTTTGAACGGCGGCACTTTATTAGGATTGTGATGGTTATTCCTCATAGCTCAATGATATTAATGCAACTATCATCAATCGCGATATAGCAACCAAGTGTCTCGCGTCTGTAGCCGCCGAAATCAATAAGTATCTCAGAATCTTCGCTTGCGCAAATGAACTCTTTGTTGGCAAGTAATTCATCCTTCGTAATGGTTTTCTTAACCTCACTAAAATAAATTCTTCCAACCATAGGTGCATTGATAATGCCGCCAACCTTTACCACATCATCATCCGATGTTATATATATGATAGGTAAATCACCTTTTGCATTCTCAAAGAACACGTTATTCAAAAGCTCTGATTTAGTCATAATCTGTTATTTTTTAGTTGATGATTTTTTGCGACCACGTTTCTTTGTCGTATCGCGCTTGCTAGCAGTGTAATCCAATGACGATTTCTTTGGTCTGCCTGGTTTTCGCTTTACAGGAATGGATTCTTTATTCGGCAACTGCAACGTCTCACATTCCTCATCTTCGCCAAATTCGTTCTCGAACTCTCTTCCGTCACGCTTCTCTGCATCGGCATCATAGGCGCGCTTCCACTTGCGCTTGGCAACCTTCAGCTGTTCTTTCTTGAACGCCTCTGATTCCTCATGAAGCTTATCGTAGTCTATCTCAGGTGCATCAAACTCACCTTCAATACTGCATTCGGGAGTTTTCTCAACGTCTTTTGATTCCATTTCCTGATGAATGCGGTCTTCCTCTGAAATGTATGGTTCATCGTCAATTTTCTGCTTATGACTGGCATTATACTCGTCAATGAACTCTTTTATTTCTTTCTTTGAACATCCATCTTTCCTCATTTCAGCCAACTCAAACTCGAACTTCTGACGTTCAATGTCCTCAAATCTCGTTCCGTCCAAATCGCTTCCTTCATTGAGTACGTTGATTTTCTTGTTTTCCTCATCAGCTCTCATCTGTTTGGCAATGGCAATCTCCAATAATGCGTGATTAACGTCCGATTCCGTCATTTCATCGACCTCATAAGCCATAGGGTCTTCGCCAAGCTCGTTTTTCAGAAAGTTCTTCTTTGCTTCGATGCATCCGCTCGGCAAAAACTGAGCCTCATCAAGATACATATAAGGATGAATGCTCTTGATAGACATGATAGGACTCGGTGTACCGAAGTCTTGCAAAAGCTTCATGTATTTGTCCGCATTCTGCTGATAAATGCAGTAGCATTCCTCCAAATTGCGCTTCTGAACAAGCACAACTGCCATTATCCAGAATGGGTCTTTACCATCCGTGTAGCGTTTCGGCAATCCCTTCGTCTGCAACGATGCCGCTTCCAACGCCCTATCAAGTGATTCTTCCTTTATTCGCATATATTCTCAACTTTTAAATAATTACAACTCCTCGGAAGAACCATCGCTAATGGTATCGTCTTTCCTCAACTCCCATTCATCGGCAGTCATAATCTCCCAATGACCGCAAACGTCTTGCGCCAATACAGAACCGCGCTTTACCTGCTTGTGAGCACCTGCCATATTGACGGCAGTAACGCTATAAAGCATATCGGTAACGTCCAAACCATCATCGACCGCATCGGTTGCTTTCTTGATGTCTGTAACGATAGGGCAGTCGAACAATGCCTTGATGTTTTCGCCCTTGACCTCAATTGATGTCTTGTATTTGTTCATAATTCGCATATATTTTAAAGCATCCACCGACCGTAGAAGGAACTCGAACCTTCTGTTTGCCTAGACTTGTATCTAGGAGATACGTCCTACCGCCTTGCGGATGCTGTTGTTTCTATTTTCCACCATTCTTCAACCAATCTTCAATCACGGTACTGTCACCATCAAACGACTGACCTAAGACGTTTACCAACTTGACCGAACAGAGCAGATACGGAATGTTCTTGATGTTGTCCGTTGATGGCTCTGTAGCATCCTGTACCAAAAACAACGCTTTCTTCTGTCTGTAATCATCATACCACAGGATAAGCGAACCCTCCAAGTAAGCATACAGACTATCCCATGCTTTCTCGGCAGCTTTTATCTGCTCAGTGATGGAAAGCTCGGTTGTTCCGTCAACATCATACCCGAACACGCAGACTGACAACGTAGCGTTGGTGCTCTCATGCCTAGCATTCGGGTCAACGAACACTCTTAATGCATCACTCTCAGGATAGCTCTCGGTATATACACCCTTCTGCTTACCCTTGGAGTTCAATCCGTCCAATGACTTGTAGCGGACAGAACCGCCGCCGAAATCATCTTCCAGACTCTTGCGCACTCCGTCTGCCTTCCAAGCTCCCTGCTCGGACTTCAAGTAACGCTGTATGTAGAATTTCTTTTCTGCCATATTCCAAAGTCGGTAATTCGTAAATCAAACATTTATGCTGCAAATATACACCAAAAAATCAAGCCAAAAATGAACTTTACATAGTTTAACAAATTGCAAATTTGTACTATTTTCCCCATATCCCCAATTAAATATATGTTATCCGCATAAATCAGATTTTTCATATTGAAAATTTAACATTTGAACTCTTTCCCATATAATAATAACACGTAAATAAACCATTGTACTCTCGCGCGCAGCCGTAGTAGGGGATGTCAACCCCTGTATATAGTAAACTATATACTCATCCCCTAAGAAGAATGCTTCGCAAACAACCCCTGCAATAGGTTATCGAAACTGCAATCCATATATAGCAAAAAGAACCTTAAAGTAGAAAGTAGTCTTACTTTTCCGCAAAAATAAAAAATAGCTCAAAATTTGCGTTCTAAGACGTTCAAAATAATCTGGTGATAAACTTACCGCGAAGCTGCATAAAACGCTACCTGACGCACGGAAATAAGCAAAAGTAGATGCTATGAGACTTTATGCAAAAAGAAAAGTAGATATGATATTCTCAAAAATACTCAAAATTCGGTAGAAAAGCGGAATTTGAAAAGTCAGAGTATTTTACAAAACAAATAAAAAATAAAAAATAAAAAATTTCGGATGAGAGCTGACCCACCCTGCGAGTGCCAAAAACGGGGGGGGTGGGGTGTAAATTACCCTATATAGGTATAAATCACAGAAAACCAGCGTTTTATTTGCGACAAAAACGGACATTTTAAGGCAAAAATGCGGTTTTTTCGTTTATGTTTCTGTTTTCTGTAATTTATCCAAAATAAGAGAAAAGGCAAAGAGATAAAAAAGTAAAAAGATAGAACGTTTCTGCAAAGGTGCTGAAAACTCGAAAATTCCAAAAAGTTTTCTATTTACCATAATACTCTGCATAAACATGCATTTTTACTTTGCATAATTATGCAGAAATTTGCATAATGTTTCACATATAATTTTCGTGAAACAAAAAGCGAGTGAAAGCGGAAACAGAAAAAGACGGCTGCAAACGTACCAAAAACGAAAGATAGTACAAACATACATCTAAGACGGAAGACGGCTGCAAACGGCAAATAATACGCTTTTAGGCATTTCCCCTATATATAAGGTACGCACACACATACATATATAGAAGACGGCTGCAAAGGTGGTTTTATGAGGCTGCAAAGGTGCAAAGATAGGGCAAAACATATAAAAGCATGTAATAACCCCTATTTAACCTATTATATTGCAAAGTAGAGATTACAACTTATGTAAAGAATTAAGAAAAACCAATTATTTTAAGAAAAAAGCGAGAAAAAGCGTAATTTTTTGCCGAAATATTTTGCAGATACAGAAAAAAGCCGTATCTTTGCATCGCATTTAAGAAATAAGGATGCTTACTTAAGACATAGGAATCCATATATAACAATGCTTCGTTCTTTGATTTACTTTCATGTTAGCGTGATAATGAAACGCTTACTATTTGCAGCCGTGATTCTGTTTACAGATAGCGCAAACGTAAGATAGGCATTATCTTAATATCGTTATCAGAAACCTAACAAATGTTAGTGTAACAATACGATATAGTAGTATTAAGCGGTTTGCTAGTTTGCCATCAATAAAGAAACTAGTAGTAACAATTATAGGTTATCCCTTTATAAAGAATGTAGCTGCAAAGTACATTATATATTCAGCGTTGAAACATCTTAAAGTGAGTAGCGAAAAGTTAGAGTAGCGAAATAAATTAGATGATAAATGAAAACCAAAGAAATATATATCCATACTATATGCATGCGAAAACATCGGCTTTTCTGCAAGTTCGAGCCTTGCAAAGGGAACAAATTAGTAACTAAAAAATAAAGCAATATGATGTATAGTGAATTTGTCGAGCGCACAGGTATGAATGTAAACAGTGCCGAGTTCGATGCTATTATTGAGGTTTATAATAATAGCGATGTAAATAAGGATGATTTTTACAAATTGTGGGTTAAAATGAATTTTAACCGAGTTGCAACCTATAAGGCAAAGAAAGCAAAAGAGGAAAAGCAGCATAAAGTTTGGGGCGATTTGCATGAGGTATTAAGCAAATACCAAAATAAGCTAGATAATTCTAGAAATTGGTATCAGTCGTATATTTCACCAATTGGAGCCGTAATTTCTTCTTCTGACGAAAAAAAAGTAATTGCTTTCTGTGAGTTGTTTAATGAGTATTACGACAAAAACGCTGGATTAGGCTCAATGCTTGCAGCCTTCAATGTTTGGCTAAAGTCTGTAAAAAACACTTATTTTGCAGCATAAACAAAAAACCCACTACCTTAAAAAAGTAGTGGGCGAATCAAATTAAATCGAAAAATCGAAATAACTTGCTTACTTAAGACGGTTGCAAAGTTATTAGTTTTTTCCGATATAAGCAAATTAATTAGTAACTTTTAAATATTTTAGGTATGAAGACTTATAAAACAAATTATTCTGTAGCTGTAAATTGGTGTAATAATGCGCTTATCCTCTGCAACAATATTGTAGAGATAGACCCATCTATTTATGATAATATGCGCTTTGAACTGTTTGATGAAGAAGACGGCACACAAAAAGACATTTATCAGTGGTTTATTACAGATTGCACCGATGACGATGTAGAGTATCTGGAAAAGACATTTGGCTTGCTTTTCACTTATTCGGACTTATTGGATAAATATGTTCTTTGTGTAGACCATTTCGGTACAAGTTGGGGCTATGTGGAATGGGAAACTACAAATGAATTGGCAAAAAGAGAATTAGGAGAAAAGAAGTAACTAACAATAACCTTTGCACTCGCTTATTTGTGGGTGCAAAGGTACAAATATTATAAGATATGGATATAAGTACAAAATGGGTAAGTACTGAATATAGAAATATTCAGTTTCACGTTGATATTGTAACTTTTGAGATAGCAACAAAGAAAAGCAATATTAAATCACTTTCTAGCCTTCTTGAAAATTACACAAAACTAGTACAAAAAGGCTTTATTAATACCTTTTGTGTGCTTGAAAATTCTTCTAGTATGTTTGTTGTAAAGGTAAGCGCAAACGTGGATAGACTTGTTTACTTAGATATTACAACATTAAATCTAGAAATTGGTAATATTAAAGATTAATTGGATATGGATATAACAATACCTTTCGTTTTTGCCCTTATATCTTACGTATTAGGTATTATTGTAGGGCGCAATTGGAATAAGTACGTAAAAGAGTAAATAACCTTTTAAAACGCAAATAAAATGAGAAAGATAGAGCAAAGAATGGTTAACGCTATAAATAATAGAGTTAACTACAGAGAAAGTAATACAGAAGTAATTATTAAGGGTGCAAATGTATTTGTACGCTTGTATGATACATATATATATGCAAAAGTACGTGGCAAGGTGTATTTTTCCGATGGCGGTTTTAATACGGCTACAACTAGCAGCCGTTTGCGTGCGCTTGGTGCAGACTACAGCACAAATAACAAATTGTGTGGCTGCAAACTTACTAGCCAAAAGGAAATGCTTAATTTGCGTTATTACGGCAAAAAGACAATATCATAAAACATATTGGATAGGTGCAAAGATAGTCGGTATCTGGTAGCGGTTCGATTCCGCTTGCACCACAAAGTAACATTAAATAATTAGCAATATGAAAGAATTAAAAAAGTTAGCATTAATACTTCGTGCTTTGGGTATTACTGCAAAGGTAGTAAGCGAGCCTATTTGTTTTGGTAGCGAGTTAATTAGTGACAATACATTTTGCGTGTGCAAAAAAGGTAATGTACTCTTTGATGTTTGGCACGAACAAACAAATGAATTTGAATTGCATTTTACCTTCAAAAATACTTTGGTTTATGATACCTTATATTTGGATAGTCTTATTCAGGTAGTTAGCGAAATAACTAGTACTATCACCAAATTTGAGGGTTAAATAATGATGTTTGCGCCCTTATCTTTTCCCTTTGGTGCACTTTATCAAGTGGCAAAAGATAAGGGCATACAAAGTAAATAAACGGCTAAATTTAGAAAGTTATGTTATATGTAATTACAATAACTCTCGAAAACATTTGTGAGGGCAAAGAAGATACAAAATTATATCAAAGGTTTTTTAAATCAATTGGTAGTGCAAAGAAACAACTATCAGAATTAAGAAAGAAGATTCTAGATAATGGCTACAATTACGCATTCAGCGGAAAAAATTATCATTGTGGAGATGGCTCTATTTGGTATTGTTACGATAATGATAACTTTGATGAAGTTACAATAACACTTGATGATGATTTGGGCACATTTTACAAGACTATAGACAATAAATTTGTGCTTAACAATTCGTTTGGTAGTGGATGCTGGGATAGCGAAGAAAAAGCATTAAAAGATATTTTCAACAATCCAAAATATACCTTTGATAGATTCTTTTAGTTGTGACTTAATCAAATAGCCGTACTTACCTATAAGGTACGCAAGTTTGCGACTTGGTACGGCTCAATTAATAACATAAATATAGAAAGATATGAATAAATATAATAACTATACAAAAGAACTGAAACATATTGGAGTGCCTAATTATGATGGTAAACAGTACGAAGAATATTTTAAAGAGATTGCAACCTCTTATGTACTTTGCAACCTTACAGGAAGACAAATGGCTTATGTGGCTGTAAAGATGGCAGCACAAAAAGAATTTGGTTTTAACGAATGTATGAAAGGGTTTGATATTGCTTAAAAGTTACTATAGCCGTGAGTAGTTTAGCTACCTCCAAATTCGTGATTTGGCACGGCACAAAGTTCAATTAAAAGATAGGAGAAAAGAAAATGATAACTACAGATAAGATTCGATATAACATTGGTGTGTACCTTTGGAATTACTGGCAGAATAATAACGATATAGAGTCTATTAGAAATGCTGAGAAAACTCTAAGAAATGAGATAGAAATTGGATTAAGAAGACGATTTAAAGACTTTTGCGAGTATCAATTACTTTGCAATAAGTTGGGTATTGAAAATAAACTTAATCTTGAATAGGAGATAGAGAATGAAAAAGTATATTGTAACTTTGGCAAATATGCCACAGAATCAAATAGCCTGCATTAATAACCATATTGCAGTAGGTAGTCTTTTTGAAGTTGGCGAGAGTATTACAGACAATACTCTTCACTCTGGAAAGAATATCGTAGATGATAAGCGTGTTATTGATACATTGGTATGGTACAAGCAACATCATCAAATCGGGAATGATTGTATATCAATCTTAGAGCCGTTAAATGTATAACTTTTAATCAATTTGGATATATGAGAAAGATACAGTTAAAAAGTAGTGTTTGCGTTAATTCATATATGCGTATTGATAAATGGGGCGATACGTATTGGGTGGATGATTACACATTGGAATATGGTGGATTAATCCAGTTTTTCAAAGGTGGATATACTTTGTTTTGTTTGGGCAAAAATGAATTTAGATACATCAATTAATCTATAGAGATATGAGTGACAAAGAAATGAATATGGCTATCTTAAACAAGTTGTATGAGATAGCCTTTGCAGTTTGGGAGAAGATGGCAAAGGTAGCCGATTACGGCTCATATACTGCAAGCGAGATTGCTAATATGTTAAATAAGGAGTTCAATTTTAGCAATGAGCAAAATGAAGACGAAAAAACAACTGTTAGTGTAGGTACATATACTTGCAGTTTTCCTTTGAAGAATATCTTTTATTTTGTTTCAGTCTTTGAAAAGCTAGCGAGTGTTGGCAGAAATGCAAGGCAATTTGTATTTGAAGAGTCTGGCGAGCTATTGGGCAAAGTTACCTTTGAAGTAAGCAAAGGAATGAGCGAGCTTTGTAAATTTGTTGCCGATGATGAGTTGCGCCCTGTTATGAACTATATCATATTGGATGCAGCTAATAATTGTTTGGTTGCAAGTGATGGGCACAAATTACTTTCTTTTCCTACAAAGGTATTGGAATATTCGGGAGATTTATCCAACTTCTATATCAACCCAAAGAAATTTGCTTTGATGTGCAAGAAAATGAAGAAAGGAGAAGTCTATAGTGTTACAGCCACAAAGGAAAGTGTGAATGGTAAGGAATGCAATAAATTAGAGTTCGATGGTATTACTTCTAATATCGGCTACATTGGCAGATACCCAAATTGGAAAAGTGTTTTCCCAAAGGTATCAAATGAACTCGCTTTGCACTTTGATAAAAACGCTTGGAATGAGATAACGAAATTCTGTAAGGTTGCAAAGAAAGATGGTGCAAATACTATTAGTTTGCACGGCTTATCTGGAGAAAGTAAGATTACCTTATCTTATGATGATTGCAAGCGTGAATTGGCTATCGAAAACAAATTGCAGCATACCATTGATGATGTATCATTTATGATTAAGTCTATTATTGCTTTCGATAGTGTTGATACTTTATATCTTGGTAAGTCTTCTTCTCATGCAGCAGTTGCAACAAATAGTCTTGGTAACATCTATTCGCTTATGCCAGCCGTATATGAGGGTAGAGGCTATTCAGTAGATACTAGATACGTACCATTTGATATAGACGTATTGGAAGAGCGTGCAAATGAGTGCACAAATGAGCCTACAGAAGACGTTATCCCTGCAAAGGTGGATAGTATTACAACTGAGGAAAAAAAATGCGCTACAGAGAAGAAAACAGAGCAAACAGATACACCTGCAAAGGTAGTACCATTGAATAAGTCTAGCAATAAGTTTTGCTTTGATGCAGTTGATGTAAATGTAGGCGATAAATTAACATTCATTGATGGCACAGAGGTTATTGCAGCAGAAGACAATAAGGTATCATTCTGTGGCGAACTGTTTACATTGTCGGGATTCTGCAAAGAGTTTATGCCCGATGAAAAGCGAACAAAGAGTAATTCCTATCGTGGATGCGCTTTTTTCTTTAAGGATGGCGTTAAATTGGAAAAGCTATTCAAGGATGCGCAAAAGAAATCATTGGTATCAAGCAAAGAAGAGATTGCAGCCGTACCTGATGATACATTGGATAGCGTGCCAAATGAGAATCTAGCGAACGAGAAATGCACCGAGCGGACAATTACACCACTTACAAAGGAAAACGTCTCAGAGCGCAAAGAAACGGTATCAGCCGCAAAGGTTGTGGCTATCTCTATCGGTGTTCCGGTATGCTTGGATATTCCACCGAACAATATGCGGTTGGATATTGCAGCAAATAAGCCGTTAAATGCGGCTGTAGGCGATTGTTTATGTGGTGTTGGCAAAGTAGTACATACGCTACCTTTGCCACCTCCACGGAGCAAAGGAATGAGTGAATTAATAACATATACAAACTTTTATAATACATCATAAAATGAACGTAAATCAATTAAGAAAGGCTATCAAGGTAGCCAAAGCAGAAAGCAAGGTAATTTACATTGCCATCCCTAATAACCGTTTTCATATAGACTTCAATGTTTGTAAGTATAGAGTAGACGGAACGAATGAGTTACTTATAATAAACGACTCATTTCTTAAAGAGACTATCGTCTTGGATATTCATCAAATAATGTTTATCGAAACAAAACTTATACATTAATCAATATGGAACAGACAATAACAAAAGAAGATGCACTGGAATATATTAAGCAGAATATCGGTAGGTGCAATTTATCTAGTTTTAATGTAGGAGCAACTTACGTTGATGATGCAAAAACAGAACTTAGTACTATATTCTTCATTCGTGGGTATGTTATCACAGAGGAAATAGAGTTTCGTGAGCATCAGAATATTCCTTGCTTTAAGTTCCCTCATGTATCACCTGCTTATATGGATATACATGCAGAATATACTTCTGAAAGTATATGGGGCTTAGGTACATTTGAATATTTCTATCTAACCAAATCAAACTTAGATGTATTGTTAGATTTTATAAGAATAATCACTTCAAAATAGTAGAAAGGGTTAAGTTATGAAAGTATATGTAGTTATCACTTCATACCAACATGGATTGGGTGAGGCAGTTGAGGTTGATGCAGAAGTATTCTCAACCATAGACAAGGCTAGAAAAGCGATGGAAGACAAAGGTCTGAACACATTGGAAAGCTATAAGCATTCATTGGATTGTGACGATTTCCAAATCAGCGTATCAGGCTCATTCTATCATATCTCAGACAACGAAGGTGAGACGTGGGATAATTTCGATATTGTTGAACAAGAATTAAAGTAATAAGACTATGGAGATTAAGAATGCAGCTTATTGCCCTATCAACGAGAAAGACCTTTGCCTTGATGAGTTAGTAAGAGATTTGTTCAATGACGGACAATATTCTTGGAACAAAGACAATACAGAAATGGTTGGATTTGTAGGAAACAAGCCTGTATTGGTACGACAGGAAACCGATAACAAATTGTTGGTTAGATTCCTTGGCGATGCTTGGTGTCCTGATGTTGTTGAGGAATGGGTGAAGAGAATTGAACATGATAAGAACAATGATGTAGATTACGTAATTGATACTTATATGTTTGGAGTGATTGAGAATGACCGAGAGCGTAAAAGTAGAGATTTTCATGTATCATTCTATTATCGTGGATAATAAATAGCAGAAAGTAACGTTTTAAGTAATAAGAGATAGGATAGGAGATAGGAGAAATGAAGACAACAGAAATCAAGAATGAAGGTGGCGCATCTGTAAAATACGACATCGTGAACATCGGCTGTAAGGATTGCCCTTATTGCATGATGGCAGAAGGTCACTACCTTTGCCGTTCGGACAAAAGCTGCAACGCAAAGGCAAACATGACCGATGATGATGATGAGCCAAAACAGAAAGTAATAATATACAGTCGTGTCTCTACTGAGAAGCAGACATTGGAGCAGCAAGAAAGAACAATCAACGAATGGTTGAATTGTCACAATCTGAAAGCTACTCACGAAGTGAAGGAGGAAGGTGTATCGGGTAAGGTATCTTATAAGGATAGAAACCTTGGTAAGGTAGTGTTGCCGATGCTTGATAAGGGTGATATACTTATTGTGTCAGAGGTCAGCCGTATCGGTCGTTCCATGAGCGACATCAACAAGTTTGTTAATGACGAGCTTAAACCACGTGGCGTGCGCTTGGTAATTGTGCAGATGGGCATTGACCTTGATTGCAGCCATCTGAAAGCGATTGACGAAATGCTTTTATTTGCTTTCTCATTCTCGGCACAGATGGAGCGTGAACTCATACAGGAGCGAACACAGAGCGCATTGGAAGTACGCAAGCAGAAGTTGGCACAAGACGGAGAGTTTATCTCAAAGTCTGGTAAGGTCGTTAAGAAATTAGGAAGACCTAGAAAGTGCGACTTGACAAACGCACAGAAGGCGGCATCGGAAAAGCGCAAGAAAGAGGCTGCTGAGAAACCTTGCAACAAAGCTATATGGAATGTGGTTAAGAAGTGTACCAAGGACTTCACTGAATTAACCACACATAACTTTGCCGATGCAGCTATGATGTTGCAGCAGATGGGCGTTTATTCGTCCACTGGCAAGGTATTAACCAAAGAACTGGTAAGAAGTGCGTATTACAATCTACGCTCAGTCTATGGTAGTCAGGTTTATTTCAGACGTAGTTCTGCCAACTATCGTGTAATGCGAGAAAAGGGTATGACTGATGAGGAGATTCAGCAGTATTACAAGGAACTGAATAACAACAATAATACAGAGGAGGTTTAAGTTATGGTATTCTTAATAGCAATTTGGCTAATCGGCACATTGTTCGATTGCGCCATGGGCAGAAATAAAGATTAAAATTTCTGCCCTACACACAATATAATGACGCATTTTGCGTTATCTCTTGAAAATAATATAAATAGTCTAGCCCTACGCAGCACGGATAAGCGGAAAGTTATGAAAAAGATTTTGGCATATATGGCAATCATAATTGCCGTAATTTCTCTTTCTTCTTGCAATTCGTTAGAGAAGAAAGCGAAGAGACAATTACGTGACACGATGGAAGAACTGGCAAAAAATCCAGAAACTTTCAAAATCACAAACGAGAAAGTCGTTTTCTCCAACGATTCTATGTGTACTATCTCTTTTATTGGTAGAGGTCAGAATGGTTTTGGCGGATATAATTCATCAAAGATGGAGTACACCTTCATTAAGTTAGCTAAAGACGATGAAGGAAAAACAACATATTGTGAGGCTCTTTTGGATATGGAAAACCAAAAGGACAGAAGAAACTCAATTAAAGAAGCCATTAATGATGTTGATAAAGGTTTTCTATATGGCTCATCAAAGGCTGTTTATGATGATTTTATCAAGAAAGGTATGAGTAAAGAAGATGCAAAGGCTAACTACCTGTATTTTCAAGCTATGGTAAATACAGCCATTAACGGAAGAGATATAGACAATAATGATTAATAATCGTACAGCCCTCGACACCACGGTGAAGTCACTATAAATGAAAAAGATTTTAATGTTTATGGCAATTATGATTGCAGCTTTCTCTATGGTGGCTTGCAGTAGTGATAGCCGAGAAGACAATATTCACGAAGATACACAAAAGACACTGGCAGACTATGATGGCGTATGGGAGGACGAAGATAATGATACCCTATTTATATCAATATCCGCAAACGGAAATATCAAATACTATTGCGGCAGCATTTATATGGGAAACGGAATTGGTGTATTGAACGGAAATACGCTTGTAGTTCCAAATGAATATACTGGAATGACTGACGAGTTTGAATTATCTGGTTCTGTCGATAATTTGCGTTTAAAATGTAAACTTAAAGACGGCGTAAACAAAGATGCCTATTGTTCTATTACCCTTAATCTCCATAAGACTAATGAATCTTTAGCATTGTTTACTGGTGATGTCTGGATGCCAAAACTTTATTTTGGCTCTACTGACAGAAAGAGTTGGCAGCAATGGAGAATGCAGGTAACAAGCAATAATTCTTCTTTGTATTACCTACACCACAATACTTATGGAATAATGAAGCAATATGGTCTATATTCCATACAGAGACAATATAAGAATAAATATAAATTTTTATATAGCCATTTTTCCGATAACGATGACCATAAAATCGTAGTATTCTCTTGGGATGGAGAATTTATCCGAAACAACAAAAATATTCCAAATTAGGTAGTTAATTTTCTGTGTTATCCTCCATGTTGCCAACAATAAATACTACCTTTGGATGCTCTTCTTTTGCATCGTTTTCCTTTCTTTGTGCGTGCAGCACACTGGTTTCTCGATGCAGATGAAGAGCCTCCAATACTAGGATTCCCAGATGTATCAACACCTTTTTGCTGGAATACATTAAATGTATCTGATATATTAAATTTATTGCTATATACAACAAATGAACATTCTCTATCTCTATCAGTATCGTTTGTATCAACTTGAATGTATATCTTCTCAAATCTTACATCAAAATCTGATACCCAATTACAATAATTGATAGGTTCTATACTAACATCATTACTTATCTCATAATCACTAACGAAATTTACCCAGTACTTTCCGCTAAACCAAGGAATGTACGTATCCTCAACTATGAGGTAATGGCATTCTTGAATTTCCTCAAAGTTATATTTCTTGCATCCGACTATGGGTATAAGAAATAAAATTAATATAGATATTATTTTCTTCATATCTAACCAAACGGAATTAGTTTGGATATATTGTGTTACCAACAGACTATTTTAGCCGCTTACAGAAGAAATTTTCACTATCTCTTTGATTCTCAGATATTTTGCCTATCTTTGCAATGAATTTATCATCTTGGAACTCATATATCTATCTCAGCCCTGCCGTTGGTGCTCAATGGTGGGGCTTTACTATCGCATTTCTTTTATACCTATCATATCGCCCTGCATCATCATTTTTGGTGGTGTGGGGCATTTTTGTGTGTTAAACAGAACTAAATTTTTAGTTATTTGTAAATCTTTATTATCTCCCGAAAATCCCCGTATCTCTATCTAAATATCATATATTGGTATTATATATAATTATCTCGCATTAATCTTCCTTTCGTGTTGTTAACAAGCGTTTTAGACGAATTTTTAAATCTCAAAAATAATGCTTACCTTTGTATCGCAAATGAAAGGTGTAGAGACTGAGTAAGATGTGGAAAGGAAAAGATATTGCTATTCGGCTGGCGACCGTATGAGCATTAAACAAAGCCAAACAGTAAACTCCGAAGGGCTATTCTCTACCTCTGACCCTTTGGAGTTTCTAATTTAAATATCAGAGGTATGCACAATATTAGAATAGGGATAAAGCAAGCTAAGATTGCACTGAGCGACAAAGACCGCTTGGTGGCATTCTGCTTTGCCTTAAAGATAAAATTCCTTTTCCGTGCATCCGATTTACATTATGGCTCAAAAAATCAAGCAGCAAAGGCTCTTGGTTTTAATAAGCCAACATTTACACAATACTTGGACTTAGCTATCAAGTTCGGTTATTGCAGGATAGAAACAAACAAGTTCGGTGTGAAGAAAATCATAGCGAACAAAATACATAGCAAAGATTATAGTTACAAGACGAGACGAGGACAGTTGAGAAATCTCAGCTTGCCGAGCCTTAAAAATCTTGTACGTGAAGCTGTTATCTGTAACAAGATAAACATTATCGAAGAAGTCATCAATACGCATAGTAGAGCCGTTAATGGGCACTCTATTAAAAGTGTACGAAATGCTCGTAAGACGGAAGCTCGTATGTTGGAGAAACCATTCGATAAGAAGTACACTGGAAGTTACTCTAACAGCAGAATGATGCAGGATATTAACGGCACGATGTACCAAGCGAAGAAAGCCATCAAGTCTCTTGTTAAGTCTGGAACTGTACAAAAGATAATCCAATGCACCGAAGCAAACGTTGATGCGTGTGTATGCACCAACAACCAAACTTTCCGTGCAAGCGATGGAACACTCATTATCATTTCTGCCAAATACAGAAAAGGTCAGTTGCGATGCGCCAATAAATACAAGGTTCTGACGAACCGAATATCAAAGGCTAAGAGTGGCACTAATCAGAAGAAAGTTGAGCACAGAATGAAGTGGGTAAAAAATCGCACATAATAATTGTAGAGGCAGAGGGGAGTTTCCTTGCGAGACTACCGAGCCTTCAAAAAAAAAGATAATATAAATCATAAACGTAGAGATTATGAATAGAATGACAAGGAATGAAGCTGCAAATTATTTGGGTGTGAGCAGTCAGACAATATCGAACCTTATAAAAAGAAACGTTCTTTTTGAAATAAAAGATAATGTTTCTAGACAAGTCTTTGTCAACGCAGAAGATGTTGTCAGATATAAATCTTCGTACAAGGTAATATCTGCCGAAGAAAAAATGATAGACCATCTAAAGAAAAGTCTAAAAGACGAAATGATGGAACTCAGAAAAAGCTTATCTGAGATTAGAAGCATAAGAAAAGGAAACTTATGTATCGTTCGTGATAAGTTTGCTTCCAAAATTTTAAATGCCATATATGGAGAAAAACAGACTAAAAGTCAAATTGCATTGGTTTCTTTTATGTCTGGTGTTTCTGTAAAGGAATTGCCATATATCGGTCATTTAACGAAGGAAATGATACGTATAATACTTCGTAAGGAGATAAATAGGGCTATCCCACTAATAGAACGTAGTATTAAATATACAGTTGAGGTTCGTGATTTAAGAAGCGCGAATAAAACTCTTTTGGGTGAGAATGTGAAGCTTAAAGACGAGAACAGTAGGTTGTCTAAAGAATTGTCTGTATTATCTCCTATAGCAGAAGAAAAATATTTCTTGGAGGCAATCTTAAAGTATAAATATTCAAAGCAAATCTCATGTTTAGCTTTGGACTTTAAGATTGATACATTTAAGAAACTCACATCTTTCACAAGGGATGATTTGAAAAACAAATATCGTATACCGAAAGGTAAGATTGATATTATAGAGCAGTTCTTAAAAGAATATGGTTATGAGCTAAACAACAATAAGATATGAAGTTCGGGCTATTTTGCAACCGCATAGACTGTAAAAAGTGGCTTGAAGAGTATTTTAAAATTAAATTAGATTAATAAAATTTAGAGAATATGTTTGGGGAAGAGACAATCACTCGAAAGTGTGTAATCACCCTTATGGGGGGGCACAAAGTAGTAGGCACGTTATCAATGCCGAAACCGAAAAAAGCTATGTTTCCTGAAGAAATGGAACGTAACTTTATCAAGAGTTTTAACGAGTCGCAGTCTAATGCAGTAAACAAGGCTGTTAGTGTTCACATTTTAAGAAATTGATTATGATGGTAGTAGCAGATAGAATTAGAATTACGGCTCAGATTGCAGTGTTAAAGGAGATTGCTCTTGACTATAAGGGGAAGACAATCGACAACGTTATCCAACAGTTGGAATCGAGATTGGCAGATTAAATCTGAAACAATAAAAGAGTTAATAATATGGCTAGAATCACAAGAAACAAAGCTGCCGAGATACTTGGTTTATCTAGACAGACAATCAGTAACTACATTGAGCAAGGTCTCATAGGTAGTTGTGTAGGCGAACATGGCATCTTGTATGTGAACAGCGAGGATGTTGAGAAATACGCCGAGAAGTACAAGATGCTTGCAGCCAACGAAAAGATGATAGATGATAAGCTCAAAGAAGTTGAAGCGCACAAGCGTGCAATAAACGTTGAACTTACCGAGTTGAGAAACAGAACAACCGCAAACGGCAAATTGGCTGCCAACGCTGTTGGTATGCTTTTTGGTGTAATAAACACTATGTCGTATCTTAACATCACTCCAAAACTCAGCTATCGTGAATCTCAGATGTTGAAGGACATCATTAACGGAATGACCTACGATGAATTGTCTTTTAAATACGACCTGACAGCTGCTAGAATCAGACAGATTGTAGACAAGACGTGCAATAAGCTGACGTACAACGAGGATGCCACCATTGCCGATATTGCTACAAATCAAGATTTGAGAATCGTGATTGAGAATCTCAAAAAGAAGTTAAAGGCGGTGCAGACGAGTTATGATGAATACAGACGTGCAAAAGGCGATGTTCCTATCAGTGGTGTGATACTATCTCCATTGATACTGGGTAAGGATGTAAATGACTGCAATTTTCCAGTTCGTATTCTGAATATGTTCCGAGGATACAACGTTTACACCGTAGGTGATTTGCTTCGAAAGTTTCATGGAAAGTCTGACATAGCTAAGATTAGAAATCTTGGTAAAAAGAGTATTTATATTATACTTGACTTTATCGAAGAGAATAATCTTAGCTTCAAGCAGTGTGGAGAGAGTGATGAAGACTTCTATATTCGTCTCAATAATTTAATGAACAAAAAACATGAAGAAAATGATTAAGAAATGGTTTGGCTGGTTTGATATTTACTATGCCGAAATGTTATTAGGTATAGCGTTCGCCATAATGAACGCTTGTACTGGCAGTTGGAGTGTTGCACTCGTTTGGTTTGGATTCGTATTCAGTTGGGGAATATTCAAACTGGTAATAAGCGAGGAGAACAGAAGATACAAAGCTCTTGTTAACCTCTCAAAGGAAATACAGAGTAATGAGGAAAAAGCGGTACAGACAACGATATGGGCTTATGATGAGCTGCAACTTGAAATGCAGCGTCACAGGCTGACCGCAATACAAGGTATGAAGTATAAGAATAAGGCTGAGTTTATGCAGCGCAAGAAGAGCCTTACACAATACCTAAAGTATTCTGATGCGATTGACAACATCTACGAACAAGAGGTTGAACGTTTGCATAAAATGGAGAAAGAAATTGAAAAGAAAAATAATGATGGAAAAGACAAAGGAACTGACTCTGAAACAGAGACTGCAAAATCTGAGTGAAGAACAAACACCATTCTTTCACTCGTTTACACCATTCGCCGCAGGATTTACACAAGGTTTCAATTACGAAAAGAAACGTCTTGTTGCCGCATTGGTAAATAACTCGGAAGTTACAAAGGACTTCATCAACGAGCCTATCAGCGTACCAATAAGCGATAGTATTCTGTTTATGCACGCATTCATTGACGGCTCTGTTGACTATCGTAAGAAGATAGAAACTATTCTATCGGATAAATAGCAAGAAAGGGAGGTTCGTAGCCTCCCTTTTTATTTGCCCTTTCTGAAAACTCAAAACGTCGTTTGAGTTTTATTTATTGTCTTTGTTACACTCTAAATCAGCATTCAGATAATCAATGACCTTTCTGTTGGCTTCATCAATCTTCTTGGTATCATATTTAATATAGGTTGATGTTACCGCATTATCCCACATCGCATGACCTAATGCCCTGCCTATAACTTCCATCGGTATATCAATCTCGCTTGCTAGCGTTGCCCACGTATGGCGATTGTAGTAGGTTGAAAGGTAAGGGAACATCGGTTCTTTACTATATTCTCTGAATTTACCTAACCTTTTAAGTCTGAAATTCAAATTGCTCTCAAAGTGTTTGAGATTGAACTTGATGTTATCTTTATACTTTAAAAGGTATTTCTTGCCTTTGTATCGCTTGATAATCTCCAACGCCTCTGGTTCTATCTTTATATCATACAATCGTCCCGTCTTGTTGCGCTTGTAGCATATTCTGCCGCCACGAAGGTCTGTTGGCTTCAAATCGAGAAGGTCTGATATATTGATACCAATCAAATAGAAACCTAGCATGAACAAATCCCTTGATTCACGTTGAGGGTTAGTGTGGAACTCTGCATCACGCAACTGTCTCATCTGTTCTAGAGAAAGACAACGCTTTCTTGTTTCCTCGTGTGGAAGTACGTACTTACGGAATGGGAATAGGGTTGTTATCTCGTTGTCAATTGCCCAATTGAATGTTGCCTTGATATTTCTCAAATCAATATGAACTCCGTTAGGCATTCGTCCTCTTTCATATTCATGCTTCACAAACTTATCGAGCCAGTCTTTGGTGATGGTTTCAAATGTACACTTAGCATCGTAGTTTCTGATTCTGATGATAGTCACATCATACACTCTCTTCGTGCCAGCTTTCAGATTTTTGGAATCTGCACACATCTGCATATAGTCGATGAAGTTCTTCTCAGCTACCTTGCCACCCTTTATAATCTCTTTCAGATGGCTTTTTAGCATCGGAACGTCCTCACCCTTGTGCAGCAGTATATAGTCTTCCACGTTTGAATATAGCTCTGCCAGTCGCTTAGTTTTTGCCTTTGCAGACTTGTCTGAACGTGGAAAAACCATACCATCAAACTTCTCTGTCGATTGCAATCCTGTGTATATATAGAATCTCTTACACTTATGAGTGATGGAGAAATACACCTTATATGTCTTGTCTTCAACGTAAACCTTCATAATTCTATCTCCTATTAGCTTGCATATTACTTGCAAAGTCTATCAGTTTTTATCATATTTACGGGGTTTTTCGAGCATTTTTTACTTTATATTTTACTCGTTAAATCTCGTAAAGTATTGATACTCAGTGTGAATACTTATCGCGTTAAGTGAAGCTCAATCGGTTCGCCGTTCTTTGGCTCATAGCCTCCCTGCACGCAGATAGAGGCGG